CCCAAGCATCAAGCCGGCGGTCCAAGTCCATAGCGCTTGGTATGTCCAGCAGAAAGCCGCTGATTTCAACCCACTCCACCTTCACACCAACGCGGAGTTGTCCGCCGTAGGCTATCTACAGTTGCCTGAAGGCATTGATGAGGAGTGGGAAGAAGAAGATAAATCTCACTACCAAGCGGCAGGAAACATAGAGTTTCTGAACGGAAGCCCGACCTTTATGAACAGGTCAACATTTATGGTGCGTCCCAAGGTTGGTGATTTCTTTATATTTCCATCCGATCTGTTGCACACTGTCTACCCGTTTAAATGTGCTGGCGAGAGGCGCAGCTTCTCCATGAACCTAATTCTCGGAGAGCAGGACGATGAAAAAGAAGGAGAGTAGTCATGGCGACTAACCAGGAAGCCCGACAGACTTCCGTTCGCGGCGTTACGTCAACGACTGGCACTTATGACGAGGACTGGGTGGCGCTGTTTACGGCGCGGTCGGCCCCTGCCGGAACGTACAACGAGCGCCTTCTCAACTACATCAACACCAAGCTATCCACCAGCTACACCAATATGAACGATGCTCTGCAAGCATTGGCTGCGAACCAAAGCGCAGATAACTTCAGCTCAATGGGCACGTTTACACCGTGACTACCAACCAGGAGGCTCGCCAGATATCGTGCCGGGCAGCTTCTGGTACGGCCTCTACTGTCAACGAAGACTGGATGGCGGTAGCAGCCACCGCTGGGTTTACGACAGGCACCATCAATGAGCGTTTATTGAACTATCTCAACGCTGCCCTTGGGGCGACGTGGGATGTTGCGTCATGGGACGAAACTTCATGGGACGGCACTGGAGGCGACCACACCAACATCAACGAAGCGCAAGCGGCTTTTGCAGAATCAAACGGCGTTGTGGGCATCGGCGGTATGTTCTCCCAGCTTGGATCGTTCTAATGGCTGATGATATTGGTGTCCCCGATAAGTTGTCATGGCAACAGAACCGTCGCCGGTTGGCCTACATTGCGATGGGCGCGATCTTGGTAACGATTGCATCGAGCTTTGTGTGGCCGGAGCGAGCCGCACAAGTACCAGCCGCAGAGATGATCTACATCAGCTTGGCTGGCGTCATCATGGCGTTCTTCGGCGCCGATGCGCTGGTTAGCAAGAAGAAGGGCTAATGCTTACGCTGCTCGGTAGCCTGTTGGGCTTTGGGACGAGTATCGTTCCAGAAGTTCTCGGGTTCTTTAAGCAGAGCCAAGCCAACAAACAAGAAATCAAAATGCTGGAGGCGAAAGCTCAGTACGCTTCGCAGCTTTCCACTCTCAAGTTACAAGAGCTAGACGCCGAAGCCGACATTGCCGAAACCAAAGGGTTGTACGCTCACGACACAGCCCTTGCCAGTCATGGCGGGTGGGTCGTCGGCTTGCAGGCCAGCGTCAGGCCGGTTGTTACCTATTTGTTTATGTCAGCGTTTCTGGCCGTCAAAGGCGGCATGGTCTATTCGCTGATTTTCACGCAAAGCGTCGATTGGGTTACGGCCCTGGCTGTAGCGTGGGACGGTGAAACGCAGGCGTTGTTTGCTGCCATCATGTCGTTTTGGTTCGGCAACAGGGCGATGAGCAAAGCAAGGGCGGTCATTAAAAAATGAACATATCAGAGCACTTTACGCTTGATGAGTTAATGAAAAGTCAGACGGCTCTACGTCTTGGCTTAGACAACAGGCCCGTCGCTGAAGAGCTAGAGGCGTTAGCTCAGTTGTGCGAAAAGGTCTTAGAGCCTATTCGAGAACACTACGGGCTGCCCGTTGTTGTCAGCAGCGGCTACCGATCCCCCACCGTCAACAAGGCAATCGGCAGCAAGTCCACCAGCCAGCACACCAAAGGCGAGGCGGCAGACATCGAGATCCCTGGCATCGATAATCTAGAGCTTTACTACTGGATTGCGATAAACGCCGATTTTGACCAGGCAATTCTGGAGTATTACAACGGCGAGCCGTCCAGCGGCTGGGTCCATGTCAGCTACGCAGGCCACGAAAACCGCAGGCAAACCCTCAGAATTGATAAAAGTGGGGTGAAACGGGAGACTTTCAGCGGAGACAATGGGTTGCCATCGTTAGCGGCGTGAGCTAGCTTTTCCTAGTACTCCTCCCAAGTACCACCTGAGAACCCAACCACTTTAAGGCCCGTCTTTTTTAGGCGGGTCTTTTTTTGTGAGCTTTTCCAGAAGTGCTGCGTAACCCGCGATATCGGTTGCGTGATCTGGATCTGCCTCGTCGCCCTCTTTAGACCGCCCCACCTTCAGCAAAATCATCATGCGAACTACGTCTGTAGCCGTGACATCGACCCCAAGGTACGCCGCCCATAGATCAGCTATCCGCTGGTGGGTGTGGCGAAAGTCACCGTGCCTGCCGTGCCGGTCTTTGACCGCCTCTGCCGCTGCTTCAAGTATGTCCATCTAAATAAGCTCCTATAAATTCCGCTGAGACTTGCGGGACGATAGCGTTACCCGCGCCGCGCAGCGTGCCCACCCTGTTGGGAAACCCATTAGCCAGAGGGAAAATGCTGGGTTCAGCGCGGCGGGCTTTCCCGTCAGCGCAGGCGATAAGCTCACTTGACGACCAAGGAGTGAGTTTATTGGTGTGTTCGTCAAATCGCTCGCGCCGTCCTTGTGATCGCGTGTCGTCGGTGTCGCCCATCCCGCCGTCAACGCCGTTTGAGTCAGACTCTGAAATTGACCATTCGGGCTTTTCGCGTCGTGCTTTACCGGCGTCGGCCACCCCGCCGTCTGCGCTATATCCCACAGACCGTCCCGCTTGATGCTTGGTCCCCGACTGTTCTGCTCTTTCGGCGTCGGCCACCCACCAAATTCTCTGCCGGATGTGCGGTGCGCCCGCGCCCGCAGCGCACAGATCGGCGGCCCCGACAGCATATCGTGCGTCTTCCAAATCAGTGCGTATTCCGCAGAGCCATTCCCGGCCATCCTTGCTCGCAACTTGTTCTCCAAAGATCGTTGGAGGTCGGCGCTCGGCGATGAGTTCGTAAAAAGCGGGCCAGAGGTGTCGTTCGTCTTCATGGCCTTTTCGCTGTCCCGCGCTCGAAAGCGGCTGACAGGGACAGGAGCCGGTCCAGACGGGTCGGTCTTCGGGCCATCCAGCAAGTTGGAGGGCGTAGGACCAGCCGCCGATTCCGGCGAAGAAATGGCACTGAGTGAACCCGACAAGATCGGACCCCCGAATATCGGTAATTGATCGCTCATCAACCTCTCCCTCTGGTATCAACCCCTCATCAATAAGCTCCCGCAACCATGCGGCGGCAAACCTATCGTTTTCGTTGTAATAAGATTGGGACATTAGGGATACCCATCAGTTTCATCCATTGTCCACCCGTTGTCCTTGGCGAGCCGCTCTTCGTCAGCGACGACATTGACCGCTCCAGCACCGTGAGCCGACCAAGCGGACACTGTGTTCCCTCGTTTAGAAAACGCAGTTATGGACCCGCAAGGACAACGCGCTACAGTTATGCCGCTCTCCTCATCGTGACTGACAAACTCTGTGTAGATGTGTTCGTGTTTTTTAAGCATATCAATTTGCTCCCTGTTTCTGTGTCTTAAATTCTTGCGAAACGTGTGTTAGCCGCTTCTGCGTATGCGCGTTCTAAGATTTTGCTTTCAACGGGGTAACGATCATGTTGCGTTGACGTTCCCGGCCCGCCAATAACTTCAGCGAACATGCGTTCGCCATCTTTTTCACCTCGTTGAATCCAATAGAGCCGGGCATCCCTTCGGTCTTCTAAAAAGTGCCAAAAATTGCGCGGGTCGGCAGTCTCTTCAATAAAAGTCTGCTCCAAGTATTCCATTAAGTCGTGGCCCATGATCTCGACAACGCCCACGGAACTTGTGTAATCGCCTAAACGCTCAAGGCGAATAATGTTTGATCTTTTAAGAGAAGGCGCACCGCAAGCAATCCAAACAGCTTCGTCTTGGGTTATTCTCAACGTCAATGGCTTGTTTATTTCGCCAATTATTGTGCCGTCACTTGCTGGCTTAACCTCGAACCAAACACGCTTATACGTTCTGCCAGCACCAAGGCTATCTTCGGAGCGGCTTACATCATCCCAGGTGCAGTGCAGATCAAGCCTAAAATCTGGCAAATACGTTTCACCGCTAACCAAAGGTATGCGCTCTGGCTCATACTCAAACTTGATACCTAGAAACGTAAAGAACACGGCCCACTTCGCCTCGGTAACGGAACGATAGGTAATGCCCTTCCATTTCACAGAAGTCCCCGCTCTAGCCAAATCAGTCATTTTTCTTTCCCAACTTTTCAAAATGTGGCCGGAAATTAGTTTCCAGCCGTTCGCGATAGTTTCCGGCCATTGCTACAGTTTCCAGCCAAAAGCGGCGGAAAACTGCCAAAAGAGTGGCTCGAAA